GATTTGCAAATAATAAAAATGCTGAAAACCCGCATGAATAAAGGAAAAACCAGCATTTCTGCTGGTTTGTGATATGGTGGACCCGAAGGGATTCGAACCATAAAAAAACCAAGCAATCAATAGGGATTTCGTATTCACTGTGCCATTTCTGTGCCATTGATTTTTTCCGCAGCGGATTGCAGCGCAGCCTTTCGAATATGTGTGTAGTTTTCCGTAACGATATAAGAGGAATGCCCCATCAGCTCTGTCATGACTTCTCGTGGTATGCCAAGTTCCGAGCCTTTGGTGGCGTAGTAGTGCCGGAGCTGGTGGAAGGTGACCGCCGGTTTGAATCGGTTTTTTCCTCCTGCACCTTTTATCCATTCGCCCATGTCGTGAGCCTTGCAGAACCTATCCCATCCGGCATCGATCTGATGCTCGTGCAGTGGTTTCCCACCCGTGGAGAAGATATAATCATTCGGCTTGCCTGGCTTCAGCTTTTCCTTCACGCACAGCGGGAGGATAACCAGCCGTATCCCGGCGGAGGTCTTCGGCTCCTTGATGTAAGGGTTATCGCTGATGAAGTACACACTCTTGGAAACGGAGATGATGTTTTCCTCCATATCGATGTCCCTGTACTGGAGAGCCAGCGCCTCGCCTTTTCGCAGACCAGTGTTCAGTAGGAAGTACGCCAGCCATGAGTACAGGCTTTCGCCCCAGTATTGTCTGATGACTTCGGCGTACTGCTCGGCGGCCTCCTTGCGCTTGACCGGCTTCTTCCCGGTCGGCTTATACTTGATGGATGCGGGGTTTGTGGCGATCTCATTATTCATGACTGCGAGATCGAGCGTCTGCGAAATCATGCTCAAGTGGTTTTTTATCGTCTTCTGCGAATAGGTGGTGGCCATCTTGGAGAGGAACAGGGAGATGCTATACGGCGTGATGTCCCCGACAGGCATATCCCCGAAGTAATCGACACATCTTTTCAGCGCAGGCTTATAGCTTCGCAGGGTGTTATATGCAAGCTCGTCCCAAGACCGTTCCAAGTCTTCCGCATACTTCTTGAACAGAGCTGTTGTTTCACTTTTTGCATCAGCTGAATATGCAGCGATTTTCTGGATTACTTCCCTTTCCGTTTTGGCACGAAACGCTATTCTTTTGCCGTCTATCGTGACCTTCTTCTCGTACAGGCCGTCCTTCCTGCGGTACATCGTCTGCTTTGGCGGCTTTTTTGCGTTCAAACCGCACCAAGGGCAGTAGAGCCAATCATCCTGTAATTCCTTTTTGCACTTCTTACAGAGCATCCTCGTATGCCTCCATCAACCAAAGCAAGCGTGGCACTTTTTATACCCGCTCGATATGGCTTCCTTTTCCGACATCTTTCTCATCACATTCTTTTTGCTCAAGGCGCAATTCCCGTTATGATACCTGCTGTCCACATAACCATACGCTGTAACGAGAACAGTTCTATTTGTCTCCCACGGGAGCGCCTTCCCCGTGAGATCAGCTATCTGTATTCCCTGATAAACGCACAAAATGCCGAGGGCAAGGCACAAAGCGGCAAGCGAATATGTTAGAATATTCTTTTTATTCTTTGTGCTCTCTGCCGTTGCGTTTTTCTTATCTGTTGACTTTCCCGGAGAAACTCTTATCGGCGTGACTTTTACCTTTCGAATTTCCCCCACATGCTGTGGTTTCTCCTCAACTCTCTCCTCCAAGGCATTCAATTCGGCCTCTGCCTCTGCGATGTCTACCGTGAGCTTTTCGCTCGTACTCTTCATTTCAGCTTCACTTATTATGCCGGATTCACAATAGTTTTTTAGTTTCCCTTGCATCACGACCAAGTCGTGCAATTTCCGTCTCGCATCTTCGACCGCCTTTACCTTTGCTTCCCTCTCCATCTGCTCGTTCTTTTGCACCTTCTTCTCTTCAAGGTCGGCGATAAACTTTACCTTGCTTTTTGCCGTTATGCTGATGATTTTACAAACAGCATAGATAATTGAAATCCCGGAGCCTGCTGCTGCGCCTATCATCATGTCGTATACGATCCCACTCACTTCGACAAAGGCTGCGATGCAAAAGATGACGACAAGTCCAGCGATTGAAAGACCAATCAACTTCAAGTTTCCCTTTACAGTCTTTGCTGTTATAATCCCTACAGAACCTCTCTCATACTCTTGATTGTTTCCGCTTGGCTTTTCATTGTCCAACATTGTTTTCTCCTCCTGTTATTAACCGCCCTCGTTGCCGGGGGCGGTATTTTACTTGTCCCCCTTGCCGATGTGCTTCTCAACCGCTCCGGCGAGCGCAAACACGCCTATAATAGACAGCGTTACGAATACGCCTGTCGATAACCCGCTGTCTTGCTCGTCCTTGCTTTGCTTTTTGGCCGGCGGTGCCTTTACAGCACTTCCGCTGCCTTTACCGCTCCCGCTGCTCCCGCTGGTGCTGCCTGATTTATCGACATAATTATACGGGCACACACCGCCATCGTGCTGATGAGCGGGGTACCCGTGGTGGTAGTGATATTCGCCTGTGGAGTGATCGATGTGGCCACCATACTTATCGGTACCGCCGCTGTGTGCTGCTGCCGGGATGGATAGTAATACAAGCAGAAGCAAAAATATAGCGATTTTCCTCATCGGTTCTATCAGTCCTTTTTATTGTACTTCCAATTCGGTACGATTATATTTGGAAAGAACATCTGTTCTTAATCCCGAATTAAACCATAGTTAAGGTTATTTGCATCGATTAGGACGAGGTATAAAATCATCATTGCCAGCAGGGCAAAAATAACTGCAAAAAGTGTTTTGGACAGCTTCCTGCGCTGGCGCACCTGCTCTTTCAGCACCTCTATCATTTCTTCGCTGCTCTGGCTGTCGGCTTTGCTATAGACTTCCTTAACAAAATGCTTGTCGAGAGATATGTGCAGCGCTTGGCAGACGGAAGCTACGAGAAAAAGGCTTGGGTTTTTGGTCGGCTCCGAAAGCAGCCGGGAGATCGTCCTCTCAACCGTTCCGGCATTGTCGGCTAAATCCTTGTGGGTCATTCCCTGCTCCTGCCGTTTTGTGGCTACCTCCAGCAAAAAGTTTTCCCAATTCTTATCTTCGTCAAAATTCACAAACTCATCTCCTGTTTTTTGTTACCGGGCACTTTTGTCCGTAAAGCATGACAAATTTGACGCCCAAACCGCAACATTTGTCAGTATACATTGGTCATGCAATTTGTTACAATTGAATTGTACCAAATACATGCTGAATTTGGAAGGATTTTTATTTGACAATTATCGACAAAAGAGGAGGAACACCAATGGAGAAAAAGGAGGAATTCAAAAAAGCGGTGGAACGGATGTCTGACGAGCAGCTTGTTAAATATCTTCGGATTCTAAAGTTTTCATTAGACGAAGATATTTCTCAATTTTCTCATCTGTCAAAGTATCTGCGAAATCCATAAGGTCTTTCCGGATCCCGGACAGCTCACCTTCGGTGGGCTGTTTTTCTTTGCCCAAAAGCTCGTCAACGGTGATGCCGAAATAGTCTGCGACCTTTTGGAGGGTTGCTTGCCTTGGTACGGAGCCCTTGCTCCATCTTGTTACAACAGAGCGCATAAACCCCATTTCTTCTGCAACAGCAGATGGGGACTTGCCTATTTTGTTGCACAACGCAACATAGTTAATGTAGAACAAAAGCAACACCACCTTTTTGTGCAAAACGGAGAAAGTAAACGAAGGCAACACTTTTCTATTGATTGTTGCGTTTGTTTACTGTACAATGTGGTTATGGGGCAACAAGTGCAACACAAAGCGGGCATCACGGATGCCGAATATTCATGTTTCTCTCAACAACATGATATCACTTTGTGTAAACTTTTGCAACAAAAAATTAAAGAAAGGAGGGCAGTTTGGATGCCTGCACAATGGACTGGCGACATGGTTGGCAAGATGCACAATAACAGGGTGACCATGACACAGCTTGCCGAAAGGCTTGGCGTGACCAAGGCGTATGTCTGCATGGTGCTTAACGGTCACAGAAGCCCGAAGAACGCCGAACAGCGGTTCATGGCTGCGCTGGACGAGCTCATTAAGGAAAAGGAGGGAGGAGATGAATAAGGAAGACCTCGAACTCGCACACCTCGTTCTGTGGCACGCAAAAATACTCCTCGACCACGGTGCGGCGAACACCGTAGCCAAGGAGCTGGAGGGAAGTGTGCTGCCGTACTCGAAGGCATTTGGCATGGCAGTTACGCTGTTGGAGCAGAACGGCGCTACACCACCTCCGAAAAGCGTTCAGGATGCTCTTGAAAAGCCTTGCGAATCCGAATTCCGCAATCGGCACACAGAGGGCTCCCAGAGCAATCCTCGCAGCCATTAGATGCAAGGATGTCAATGCCGCCATCGGACAGGCTGTACAGGTAGCATCTGCGAACGGCACCGGCATCGCGCAAGCATGGCGTATCGATTGCATAAACGGTTTTCATCGTCTCACCTCCTCTCCAATGAGAGGATACCACAAAGGAGGAACAAATGCCAAGAGAAAAGGAGAGCTACCGGGACAACCTCGAAGCAGTCATGACGAGGTTTCCGGGCAAAGAGGTACTCACATTAAGTGATGTACTGCAGTACACAGGGATGGGCTACCGACAACTGATGAGCAGCGACATCCCGTTAAAGAGAACAAGCAAACGAGGCAACTACTTCATTTCGGCAGCAAGCCTCGCAAGATGGTTAAGTTAAGGAGGATAATATGAATTTCACCCACAACACTTTCATTCAATGGTTCAACGCAGCCGAGGTCAAGCCCTCGAAGGACGGGAGCTACCTGTGCCGCACCGCTACCGGTGCCATCATGCAAATTTCGTTCTCTGTAAAGCATCAGCTTTTCAATGTATACGAGGACTGCACCGAGAACGCCATCGAGAACGCCATCGAGGTTGCTTGGTGGGCGCCTCTCCCCGAACTGCCGGAGGTGCAAGATGAAGCGTAAAGAAGTGATCGAATTCCTGAAGGAAGCGCTGTATATGCTCACGGCCTTGGCCAGCATGGTCGGCTGGTTGGTCATCCTGATGGGGGTGTGTCCCGGATGAACCAGAACGAGCGCATCGAAGCCATCAGGAGCGTTTTTCCCGGCTACTCGAAGCCCCTCGACAGTATGTGCAAGCGACCCGAATACTACGGCGTTAAGCGGACACCGGAAGCACAGGCGCTGATTTCGAAGAAGCGGCCAAAGCGGGATGTGTATAACCTCCATGTCTGCGTTCCAAACGGTTTCGTGGACATGGCGGAATTCCGCCGGCAGCTCATCGAGATGGGCTACGGGAACTTTTCCAACTGGGTGCTGCGCTGCATCCGCCGCCAGCAGGAGGAGTACAAAAAAAGAAAGGCCCCCGTCAGAGACGGAGACCCAACCACCACCACAACTATACAGGATTAAAGGAGGAATGTCAAGTGTTGGTGTACAAAGGCACCGATAAGGATATGAAATGCCGAGGCTTCCAATTCGAGCTTGGCAAAGAATATGTGGAGGGGGAAGCGGAACTATGCAATAAAGGTTTCCATGGATGTGAATACCCGCTGGATGTGTTCTCTTATTACAACCCTGCAAATAGCCGGTTTTTCGAGGCCGATCTTGACGGTGTGACGGACGAAGCAAAAGGCGACAGCAAGCGAGCCGGAACGAAAATAAAGCTCCGGGCGGAGATCGGTATCGCTGGTATTGCAAAAGCTGCGGTTGAGTACATAAAGGAAAGAGCCGAAAGCAGCGACAATCAGACCGGCTACTGTAGCGCAGCCACCAACACCGGCAACTGTAGCGCAGCCACCAACACCGGCAACTGTAGCGCAGCCACCAACACCGGCAACTGTAGCGCAGCCACAAACACCGGCGACTGTAGCGCAGCCACAAACACCGGCGACTGTAGCGCAGCCACCAACACCGGCAAGTGGAGCGCAGCCACCAACACCGGCAAGTGGAGCGCAGCCACAAACACCGGCTACCGTAGCGCAGCCACCAACACCGGCAAGTGGAGCACAGCCACCAACACCGGCAACTGTAGCGCAGCCACTGTTGATGGAAAGGAGTCTATTGCAATCGTCACCGGAGTTGATAGTAAGGCATCCGGCGCCATTGGATGCTGGCTTGTCCTAACCGATAGGGGTGGCTGGAACGGTGATACTTACCCCATTAAAGAGGTGCGAGCGGTAAAGGTGGACGGAGAGACCATAAAGCCCGGCGTGTTTTATAAGCTCGTGGATGGAGAGGTGATTGAGGCATGACCCCGATATATGTGCCGGATGCCATCTGGCCGGACGACTACATGGACTGGGTGCATCGGTACTGCCCTGTCTGCAAAGCGGAAATTCACGGAGACATCTATGTGCGCCGTTTGACCGATGAAATCGTATCCTGTGACCAGTGCATTGACGACCACATCAGTGACCTCCTCGATGAGTACGAGACGGGAGAGATCAAGAAGATTGACGCGTACCTTGATGGAGACAAGTATTTCGAAGAAGCAGAACAGGATATACGACCGTATTAAGGAGGATTTTAATGACCAAATTTAGACCGCTTCGGGCGGATGAAGTAGAACTCCGTGTAGACCGATACACAAGCAGAGGGGCTGTGCTTTTGTGCTACAAAGATGCACGATGCGATATGCGTATTTTGGATGAGACGGTTGGGCCGGAGAACTGGCAGCGCGAACATTACGAGTGCAAAGGAAACCTTTTTTGCCGTGTCGGGATTAGAACGGATGACGGATGGGCGTGGAAGGCCGATTGCGGGACAGAAAGTTACACCGAAAAGGAAAAGGGCGAAAGCTCCGACAGTTTTAAGAGGGCTTGTTTTAACTGGGGGATTGGCCGGGAACTTTACACGAGGATAAATATCATCATCCCCATGAATACCCAAAAGAATGAGTACGGAAAGTTTGAACCAGCAGACAGTAATGACAAGTGGGCTAAATTTACCGTAGCCGAAATGGAGGTAACCGGAGAGCGCATCACCTACCTGACGGTCGCAGACAAAAACGGAAACATCGTATTTAGCTTTGGTCAACCGGGAGATGCCGGAGAGGACATCACGGAAATCTGCGCTGACTGCGGGAAACCGATCGTCCCGATCACCAAAAGAGACGGGTCTACATGGTATGTCCGGGAGATTGTCCCATACACCGAGAAAATGTTCGGACGGCATTTGTGCGGTCCGTGTATGAAAGCCGCAAAGGAGGCCGAAAAGAATGGAGCTTGACCTGTGGACCGAGCTACAACAGAAATCGGCACAGCTTAATACATCCGTTAAGACCTTGCGAAATTCGGGAAGCGAGTATGCTGCTGCGGAGCGGGACTATAAAGTCCTTCTCCGCACCGAGTGCTTAAAGCTGAAAGACGAAGGTGTTGCCATCGGCCTGATCGACAAGACCTGCTACGGGATACCAAGCGTTGCAGAAGCACGGTTTAAGCGAGATGTTGCCGAAGCAGTCTACAAGGCGAACTTGGAAGCCATCAACAGCCTTAAACTGCAAATCAGGATCATCGATAACCAAATCGGAAGAGAATGGGGACAGGCTGGGAGGTGTGACGGGTGAAAAACGAATGGGGCGCAGAGCTTGACCGAAACGGTTACGCTCCGAGCATCGTGCAGGCCGACACGTCCAAGTGCTTTTTGTGCCAGCGCTCCGGCGTAAAGCTCGACCGGCATGAAATCTTCGGCAACGCCATGCGGAGCAAAAGCAAGCGCATGGGCCTTTGGGTTTCCCTGTGCCACACGCCGTGCCACCTGACACACGCACACAGCTGTGCCGAGGTGATGGACTGGCTGCACCGGCTGGGCGAGCAAGCCTGTATCGACAACTACGATTTCACGATCCCGATGTTCCGGGAGGAATTCTACACCAACTATTTGGAGGAAACAGAATGCTGAACAAAGCAATCCTTAACGGGCGGCTGACGAAAGCCCCCGAACTGAAACAGACCAACAGCGGCAAGAATGTGTGCAGCTTTACCATTGCGGTAGACCGAAACCGCGACCGGGAGAAAACAGACTTCATCCCAATCGTGACATGGAACAAGACCGCCGAATTCGTGAACCAGTGGTTCGGCAAGGGCGACCTTATCACCATTGTCGGACGCATCGAAGTTCGCAGCTATGAGGATAAGGACGGCAACAAGCGCACGGCCACAGAAATCATCGCAGAGGAGGTTCTGTTTGGCGGCAGCAAGAATACCACCAGCGCATCAGAAAAGCCCACAGAGGTCAAAACAGACCAGTTTGAACAAATCGAGGACGAGAACGACCTCCCTTTTAATTGAGGGTTACGCTTCCCAGTAAAAAGCGACAGGAGGACAACCCATGAAGTACCTTAAAGTCTTTACAGACTTTGCAGATGCCATGGAGGAACTCGGAGATGCGGAGAGAGGGCGGCTGTTCACGGCTATGCTGAAATATGCAGAGACGGGCGCAGCCCCCGATTTCCGGGGAAACGAGCGTTTTATATGGCCGGTAGCAAAGTTGCAAATAGACCGGATGGCTGCTGAATGCGAAGGAAGAGCCAAAACAAGCAGGGAAAACGGTTCCAAGGGCGGTAGGCCGAAGAAAACCCAAGGTAACCCAAAAAACCCAGCGGGTTTTTCAAAAACCCAGAAAAGCCAAGACAAAGACAAAGACAAAGACAAAGACAAAGAAAATATTCCCTCTGGGAATAATACCCCCCCTACCCCCCCAAGGGGGCGTGTGGATGTCCCGGAAGCCTTGATGGAGAACTGGAACGGCTTTTGTGAGATGCGCAAGAAAATCAAAAAGCCCCTCACTGACCGTGCCGCAAAGATGATCCTGAATGAGCTGGAACGGCTGGCACCGGGGGACAACCACACCAAGGGACTTATTCTCGATCAGAGCGTTAAGCGCTGCTGGCAGGATGTTTACCCGTTGAAAGGCGACAAGTCTGCTGGCGGGACAGACAATGTATTTTTGCAAATGCTGCAGGAGGAGGGACAACATGAACCGTTCTGAAACACTTGCCATCATGTCGATTTTGAAGGCTGCATACCCCGGCTACTACAGGGACATGAAACGGCAGGATGCCGAAGCGGTGGTGAACCTGTGGTCGGAGATGCTTGCAGACTACCCGGCTAACCTTGTGGCAGCGGCGGTTAAGTCCCACATTGCCAGCGACCGCAAGGGATTCCCTCCGCACATCGGGGCGATTATCGCATCCATCGGCGAGGTCAGCAAGCCAGCCGAGCTGACGGAAGGCGAAGCGTGGGCGATGATTGCAAAGGCACTGCGAAACGGCGGCTACGGCAGCGAGCAGGAATTTGCTGCATTGCCGGAGACGCTGCAACGACTTGTAGGCCATCCGTCACAGCTCCGTGAGTGGGCGATGATGGATGCCGGCACCGTCCAGAGCGTGGTACAGTCCAACTTCCTGCGGGCCTACCGGGCAAGGGCGGAAAGCGAGCGGAAGCTGCTGGCAATGCCCGCAGAGGTGCGCCAAAAGCTGACGGGAGCAGCACAGGTGAAGCAGCTGCCCAGCTATGACATAGGGCTAGCACAGCGCATGATGGAGGAGAACGCATGAGCAAAGTAACGGCTGAATTATATCACGATAATTTTCAAAATTACAAAAGATACAATATCCCGAAAGCGCAACTTGTAATAGCAGACATTCCGTACAACATTGGTGTTGATGCATATGCAAGTAATCCAAACTGGTACAACGGCGGGGACAATTCAAACGGTGAAAGTAAGTTTGCCAAAAAAGCATTTTTCAATTCTGATGGGAAATTTAAGATACCAGAGTTTATGCACTTTTGCAGCAAAATGCTTATAAAAGAACCGAGGGAAAAGAATTCAGCTCCGGCGATGATCGTGTTTTGCGCATTTGACCAAATGCAAACGGTAATTGAATACGGAATAAAATACGGATTCAAAAATAGTTTCCCATTGTTTTTTGTGAAAAATTATTCTCCACAAGTCCTTAAAGCGAACATGAAAATTGTCGGTGCAACTGAATTCGCAGTTGTTTTGTACAGGGATAAACTACCAAAATTCAGGAACATTGGAGAAGACGGAAAGCGCCACATGGTTTTTGACTGGTTCAAGTGGGAACGGGACAACGCAAGAGAGTACCCCAAAATACACCCAACGCAAAAACCGATTCGTGTTTTGAAAAGACTTATTGAAATATTCACAGACCAGGGCGATGTTGTGATAGATCCTTGCGCTGGGAGTGGATCCACATTACGAGCAGCCGCTGAAATTGGGAGAAAAGCATACGGGTTTGAGGTAGACAAGGAATTCTACCAAAGAGCAAAGGAAGAAATGCTTTCGGGTTTGGAATACCTTGAAAATCAAATCACAATGAATGAAGTCTGTACTGGTGGCTTATGAAAATCACAATCCCAGAAATCCCACCATCGCTGAACAAGTACGCAGGACGGATGAATGGCTGGGAGTACCGTGCTGAAAAGCAGAGATGGATTGGCCTGATGCGAGCATACTGCAAAAAGCAAAAGCCGGTGGACAAGGCCATAGTGACCATCACCTACTACTTTCCCACACGCCATCGGCATGACCCAGATAACTATAACGGCAAGATGCTGATGGATGGCCTGACCGACCGAGGCGTTATCGCAGACGACAGCTTTGACCATGTCGAGCTGCGGCTGCGGGGAGAGTACGACAGAAAAAATCCGAGGACGGAAATAACAATCGAGGAGATGCGCTAATGGGACAGAAGGAAATAAAACGGCAGAAGCCTACTTTTGAGGGGCAAAGCGCCGAAGAATTTATCAAGCGGTGGAACGCTGCCGTGGAGAGAATCAGAAAAGCGACAGGAGGTGGAGAGGATGCCGTCAGCGGAGAGGATTGCGCTGGTTGAAAGACTGGTGCGGGAAAACAAGTCAAACAAGGAAATCGCAGAGATTTTGGGCATCAAGGAAAGCTCCGTCAGATCGACCATCGTCAAGTGCGGTGTGGAACGAGATAAAAACAGGCCGTGCAAGATTTGCGGTAAGCCTGTAGGGACTGCAAACCCGAAGGCGATGTACTGCAAAGAGTGCGGGCGAAAGATGAAATCGGAGTACGCAAGGAAAAGCGCACAAAGAAAAATGGTCGAGGTGACCTGCGGATACTGCGGGAAGAAGTTTTTCGGCCATGAAGCTGCGAAGTTTTGCTCCAAGGTCTGCTACCAGAAGGCCGTTTCAGAAGGCAAGTACAACAAGGTTGAGAACCGCATCAAGCGGAAGCCGGGGAAAATCGACATCGAGATCCGAATCTGCGGAAAGACAAACGAGCGCAGGGAGAATGTCGACTATTACGAGGCCAGAGAGATATGGCGCAAGGGCTGGCTTGGCCGTGGCTACGCTGCGCTGGTGACCGTGGACGGCAAGCTGCTTGACACGATCCCCAAGGTTACAAAGTTTTTTGGGTTTAGGGGGGAAGGATATTGAAACATTGGCTTGCGGTAATCCTGATCGTTGTGTGTGCAGGGCTGCTGCTGTGGTACATGGGCTGGGAGTACATATTGGCGCAACAGTCGATGGCACAGGCGGAAGTGACCGCCGAAGAAGCTGCGGAGCGAGAACAAGCCGCCTACTACAAGGGATGGCAGGACGGAAAGAATTATTATCTTGAGAACTTTGGAGGTGCTGAATGGACGCAGTAAGATATCTTGAAGAAACAAGAAGGATGTGTAGGTTTTTCTCGCATGTTGCTTGCGTTGGGTGCCCTGCGCTTATCAATCGCCAAAGTTGTATGTTTTCTGACGTGATTGTGAATTACGGGACAAAGACCACCGATGCTGTTGCGATTGTTGAAAAATGGTCGAAGGAACACCCAGTCAAGACACGGCAGAGCGTTTTTCTGGAACAGTATCCGGAGGCAAAAATTGACGGAGGTGGTTGTTTGGAACTCTGCCCGTGCACAATTTTCACCACCAACAGGGACGAATATGGGCGCTGTGCAATAGTCGATACAAAATGTTTCACCTGCCGCCGCGAGTTTTGGATGCAGGAGGTAGAGTGATGAAAAAGCCGCTTCTTTGCCGAATTGGTATGCACAAGCTGAACAAGTATGCGTATGTTCAGGTATCGCGCCGCCGAAGCGACCGGCACGGCGGGAAGTACCACACAAATTACGCAGTCTGTGAACGGTGCGGAAAACTATGCTACCGAGTGAAGCGAAAAAGGGAGGTAGAGCAATGAAAGGAATTGTAATCACAACAAAGAACGAGATGCGGGTGCAGGAGTTTTCCAAGCCTGCACACAAGAGCATCGGTGATGCTGTCGGTGGGTGGATTGAAATCGTGCACCCGATGCGATTGGAGCAGACTTACTGCATGATAGTCAACGAAGAAGGGATGCTTCGTAATCTCCCGATAAACGTTTTCGGTAGTTTTTTGTACGGGTTTGATAGGCATTGCATCCCTATTTTGGGTAACATTGTGCTTTTGAAAGAAGGCATCAACAGCGATGGGGAGCCGGATATATTAGGCCTTGACGAACAGGAAATTAAGCACATGTGCGATATGGTATCCGCCGTGAGCAGCGGGGATATTAAACTGGAACAGGAGGATAACAATGGCTGAATACATAGACCGGGAAGCAGCAATATCACTAATCAAACAGTATGGACACGATGCAATAGACGGTGGGAGATATAGCCTTGACACTGTTGACGATTGCATAGAACTGGCAAACCGCATTAAAGCACTTCCCACGGAAGATGTTGCGCCGGTGGTGTATGGGCGGTGGCAGCCTGTACGCGAAAGCGAAATGACTGGGTGGCAACCAGAACTTGCGGGGTATGACCCGATTGGCGGATATATCTGCTCTTCCTGTAAAGAGGAAGCTGTATACGACTGCAACGACAATTTTGTGCTGTCAAACTGCTGCCCCAACTGCGGGGCGAAAATGGACATTAAGGACGGAGGTGGAAACGATGCGGCTGATTGATGGTGACGCTTTGATTGAAAAATTTAACGAAAAGACCGACCTGGCAGAATGTCTTGTTGACGCAAGAGCTGCAAAACGATTTGCAACTTTTTGTGCGCTTGCTGACGCGGTGGAGGAAATGCCAACCGTAGACGCAGAGGTCGTGGTGCGGTGTAAGGACTGCAAATATCTTGAAAATGCAACGGTTAATTCTAATGGTTTCTTGATTTGTGGTGTTACTTTTATGGAGGTTTCGCCGGAGGATTTCTGCAGCTATGGAGAATGCAGGGAGGACAAAGATGGATAATGTAACCGATATCATCCAGCGGGATTGGAGCAAGGATTTTATCTCCCTCATGCAAAACCGTATCATTGTATCTCACTACAAATACGGCTGGATAAGCCAAAACTACCCGGAGCTGGCCAAGGCGATAGACAGCGCAGAGGAACGGCTGCGGCTGTACCGTGAGACAGGCAATACAGAATGGTTGGTTGACCTTGCCAATTTTGCCATGATCGAGTTTATGCACCCCAGCCACCCGCAGGCCCATTTCCGGGCAACAGGCAGCAACGAAAGCCCCGGTCTTGCAAACGGAATAAGCTACAAAGAGCTGATGGAGGAGGGTGACACATGACCGACTATAAAAAAGTCTGTAAGAGGGAGCTTGGCAGGTATTACGAAAAGCTGATGGCCATCGACAGCCTGCAGGACGAGATCGATATGCTGACCGACAGAATGGAGGGCATCAGGTCGCCCAAAATGGATGCCACACCTGTACAGGGCGGCAGCTCGACCGCCGAGGAGCGCATCATAAACGCCATCTGCAATAGGGACAACCTAACCGTCAATCACGAGCTGGTTAAGTGGCAAGTGCGGCAGATGGATCGTGGGTTGTCGATATTGACCGACCAGCAGCGCAGGATACTTGAGGTGGCCGTCATGCGGCGGGAGTACAATGCCATCGACAGATTATGTGACGAGCTGCACATCAGCAGGTCGGAGCTGTACCGCAGGATGGACGAGGCCATCAAGAGATATACCATTTGCCGATACGGTGTGACCGAGCTGTAAAACTTGGGACAAATGCGGGACAAAAAACAGGGGAAAATAGATTATAATATATAATGGGCGAAGCCCATACAGCAACGCCGGGCTTATCCCGGCAACCTGCTCCCGTAGCTCAATGGTAGAGCGGCTGATTTGTAATCAGCTGGCTGTGGGTTCAAATCCTACCGGGTGCTCCATTCTCTCCTTTTGACAAACCTCCTTGACAAAAAACTTCCCCCGCAGTTTTGGCTTCGGCATTTTACATGGGGATCAAAAAAGAGCAAGCATTTCTGCCTGCTCTTTTTTGTTTAGCGTAGCTGCTCCGGTGTTGGCATAAGGCCAAGGAGCTGCTGCATCATGATGCGGGTGTAATCGTTGCAGGATCTTTGTCCACCACACCAGCTCTCCATGGTACGGTAAGGGATCAGGAACCGCTCGGCCAGCTTGCGCTGGCTCATCCCGGCTGCGGATGCGATGTCCTTGACGCTGCGATGCATAGCATCATAGATGGCACCTACCATCTCGATGCGCTCCTGATCTGGGCCCCCCTCAAATGCGCCGGACATGGCCCAGCCGCTGACAAATGCGTCACGCCCATGGCTTGCAAGTGCGTCCTCGCAGATGGTTTGATAGATATTCATAATGTCCTCCTTGGCATGGGGTTTCCCCCGCCGAAGCGGGGGATGTTGATTACTCGACGCCGCCGATGGCCACAGCGTCCTGCACAGGGCCATTGCGGGAGCCGACTCGCAGCTCCTCGATCACTACGATGTAGGCGTCCTTGTCCCCATCTCTGCGCATCCTGTTTCGCATGGCGATGGCCTCACGCTTGCGGGTACTGCCGGTGCCCCAGTCCTGATCGTCGAGATCTCGCATAACAGCGTACCAGATGGTTTTTACATACTTTGTCATGATATATATCCTCCTGTGTTTTTGGTTGTTTCCCCGCCGAAGCGGGGGTATTAGGTCGGTTAATCCCAAAGGTGCTTGGTGCAATACTCGCTCCACTCGGCCTCCATGGTCACGATTGCTGCGTTGTAATCATCACCATTGATGATGGCATCCAGCGCCTTTTGGCCTGCTTCAGACTTTGCGATGTTGTCGGAGTCTGCAAAGTCCTTTGCCTGCAGGTAAGCATTTGCCTTGGGGTACTTGGCGAGCATCGCTGGGAAATCGTAATTGGGCTTCTCCCGAACCCCTACGCCGCCGCCACCCTCCCCATCGAAGCTGGACATAAACTCGTGATTCCAGTTTGCGAGGTCTTGCTTTGCGGCGAGAATCTCGGCGAGGCCGGGGATCGCATTGACTTTGTCTGCACGGTCCTTGATGGCCTTTTGAGCCGCATCCCGCTCTGCCATCAGGATATCGATGATCTCCTGCTTTGCATCACGGATGGTGGCGATATCGCCCCGGCGGTTAGCTATGTCGCCTCTGGCGATGCGAAGATTGCCGGTGACGACTTCCTTGCCCGCTACATATTCGGTGGCCAGATAGATGTCGTACTCTTTGATAAGCTCCTGCGCTGTCATTTTCATATTATCCTCCTGCGCTGCTGGGCGGTCTCGGTCTGGGCTGCTGCCCTCTTACTGTCTTTATTGTACCACACATTGTGCGGTATGTAAATAGTTTTTATATATAAACATTCACAAATATGAAACGGAAAATACAGCATATTGCACAGAAGGAGGTAAAACCATTGGATTTGATATGCCACAGGCTGCCGGGAAAGGCCGCAAAGATATATCCCGTATCGGATGTGCATCTTGGGAGCATCCTGCATGACAAAGTTGGGTGGGAAAACTTCTGCCGCCGTGTGGAAGCAGAGGATGCCTATGTGATCCTCGGCGGGGATTTAATCAATAACAACACCCGCCATGCCGCAGGCAGCCCGTTTGAGGACTATCTGCGACCGAGGGAGCAAAAAAAGCTGATGGTGGAGATGCTGACACCGATCAAAAACAAAATCCTGTGCGCAGTATCCGGCAACCACGAGGCAAGGACGGTTAAGGACACCGACCAGGATATCATGGGCGACATCATGTGCAAGCTGGACTTGGAGGACAGATATGCAGAGGATGTGGCATTTGTCAAGCTACAGCTTGGGACACGCACCAACAGGGACTCATCGCTGGTGACCTACACGATGGCCGTAACACACGGCTCCGGCGGCGGAATATATACAGGCGCAACAGTCAATCGCAACGAGCGGTTTGCAAACACGATCGAGGGCATTGATGCATTGATAGTAGGCCATACCCACAAGGGGACGGTATCCAAGCCCAAAAAGATCGTGGTGGACAGCAAAAACAACAAGGTGACTACAAAGCAATTGGTAGTGGTAAGTTGCACAGCATGGCAGCATTACGGCGGTTACGCAGCACGCAAGATGCTACTCCCCAGCGCAGAGAGCGATGCAGAGCAGCCACAGACATTGCTGTTAGGGTGCAATAAGCACGGCGATAAGCGTATCACGGTTGTGTGGTGATAAGATATGGTAGCCCGGCATAGTAGACACCGGGAGGGATAGGGCGGGAAAAACGGAAAGGAGGTGCCGAAGATGGCAGATACCAAAAGTAAAAAAGGGTACAACAAAGGGTGGGAAAATCTGAAGCCGGCCAAAAAAGGCGAGTGCCGGAACCCAAACGGCAGACCGAAAATCCCCGAAGACGCCAGAGCGATGCTCAAAGCGGCGACTCCTGCGGCAGTTAAGCTGCTGGTGGATACCCTTAACAACAGCAATGAGAAAACAGAAACGAGGGTAAAGTGCGCTGAAACCGTATTAGATAGAGTATACGGAAAGGCCAATCAGCCGATTGATCTGGGCGGCGAGATACCCAAAATCGAGATTGTTCTGGGCAATGGCAAGGAGTATGCCAAATGACGGTTAATTTAGGCGCACCAAATCCAAAACAGGAGCAATTTCTGCTGTCGGAAAAGCGCAGGGTGTGTTACGGAGGTGCCAGAGGCGGCGGTAAGAGCTGGGTGGTGAGAGCCAAGGCCACCATGCTTGCCGTTAATTATGCCGGCATCAAGATACTGATCCTGCGCCGGACATACGGAGATTTGTGGCGAAACCATGTGCTGGAGCTGCGCAAGGTTTTAGAACCCGACATAGCAACCTATCGGGACTCCGAAAAGGCGATGATATTTCCAAACGGCAGTCGTATCTGGTTTGGATACTGCGCCGCCGAGGCTGATGTATTGCAGTACCAGGGGCAGGAGTACGACATAATGTTTTTGGACGAGGCGACACAGTTTACCGAGTTTATGTACAACAACCTTGTGGCCAGTAACCGTGGAGCCAACGACTTCCCCCATCGGATGTATTTGACTTGTAACCCCGGCGGAGTCGGCCATGCGTGGGTCAAGCGCCTGTTTATCGACCGTGACTATACGGCGGCGGAAAACCCCGATGACTACGAGTTTATCCCTGCAAAGGTATACGACAACACGGTATTGGTTGATAAGGACCCGGAATATGTACGGATGCTGGAGACGCTGCCGGAGGATATGCGGAGAGCATGGCTGGACGGCGACTGGAATGTGTTTGCAGGTCAGTATTTTGCCGAGTGGCGTGACGATATCCATGTGATAGACCCCATCGAGATACCTGACTGGTGGAGACGCTACTTTGCGATGGACTACGGCCTTGATATGTTGGCCGGATACTGGATTGCCATTGACGGCGAGGGCAACGGCTATGTGTACCGAGAGATATACGAGTCAGGGCTGATTGCATCGGATGCCGCCATGCGGATCAAGGAGGCCAACGGGGACGATAAGATCGAGCAATGGCTTGCGCCGCCCGACCTGTGGAACAGGCGTAACGACACAGGCCGCAGCGTAGCAGATATATTTATGGAGCAGGACATTCCGCTGGTCAAGGTGGACAACGACCGCATCAACGGATGGCAGGATGTACATGAGTGGCTCAAGCCGAGGGACAGCAGAGATATCATAACCGGCGACAAGACGAGGATCGCAGGGCTTCGGTTTTTCCGCAACTGTAAGCAGGTCATCCGCTGTTTGCCGATGGTCCAGTATGATGACCACAAGCCTAACGATGTAGCGACAGAGCCGCACGAGCTGACCCATGCACCTGATGCAATCAGGTATTTTTGCAGCGGGAGACCGTATGCGGGACAGCCGCCGGTTACAAAGTACAAGCTGCCGCCGGAGCTGCGGCAGACCGAAGAACAAGGAGGGTATCAGGTATGGTAAGACGATGGCTCAAACGCCTGATCCTGTGGGCGTTAGGGGACGACCAAACGGCGCAGGAGCAGTATGCAACCAAGATATTCAACGAGTGGCTTAACGGCCCGGAGGATTGATATGAGTGATGTAACCCTGTGGACGCTATACCGAGAGGGTGTAGCGTACCACAACAAGATGGGCTTTAGCACCAAATTCCCGACCTTTGTGCGATTTAAGGAGGGCGACCAGTGGCCACAAGCGACAGAGCGCACCAAAAACCTGCCGAGACCCGTCCTTAACATCGTTGACATGATCGTCCGCAGCAAGCGCTCCAGCGTGCTTGACCAGCCTGTCAGCATCGTCTACAGACAGGGCAGCGCCAGCGGTGACGAAATCCTTGACCAGATGCATCAGGACGCCGCCGAGAACTGCACCGAGTACGCACGGACGATCTGGGACAGGGCTGACATGGACAAACTGTGCAACGAGGCGTGTGACGATGCAGCGACCAACGGCACAGGCATATGGCACTTTTACTGGGACACCAGCGTAACAGGCGACAAATATGTGGGGGAGCTTCGCGGGGAAACCGTGGATGCTCTCAATTTTTTTGTAGCCAACCCGCAGCTCCGGGATGTGCAGAAACAGGACTACCTCATCATCGCCCAGCGGCTCAAATTGGGCGCTGTACGCAAGATGGCCAAGGACAGGGGATTGCCTGCGGAAAAGGTGGCAAATATCTGCCCCGACGAGTTTGAGGACGCAAGCACCTATCAGGCCGAGAGAATCGAGCTGGACGGCAAGGAAAACGAAAAGGTCACGGTGCTGACCAAGTATTACCGCAAGAACGGAGAGGTCGTGTTTGATAAAGCGACCCGCAGCGTGGAGATATGCAAAGCAGTACCGCTTACCCCGCAGGGCAGCCCCGTCCGCATCAAGCTGTACCCTGTGGCGGCGCTCAACTGGAAACTGCGGAAAGCCTGTTTTTACGGCATCGGAGAGATCGAGGGGCTTATCCCCAACCAAAAGCTCATCAATTTTATGTACGGGATGCAGGCGCTGGCCATCCAGCAGATGGGCTTCCCGAAGATCGTGGCAAAGCCGGGTGCAATCAGACAGCCGCTGACCAACGAACCGGGGGAGATCGTCACCGACTACTCCAACGGCGGGATATCGTACCTGCAGCCTCCGGCGTTTTCGTCTGCTGCCACGCAGGTCAGCAACGACATGATCGACCTGACTCGCGTAGTAACCGGTACGACCGAGGTAACGACCGGCGAGTCCTTGGGTGCAAACATGGCGGCCTCCGCAATCATCGCCCTGCAAAACCAAGCGCAGACCCCGGTCAACGAGATCCAGCGTAGATACTGGCACGCAGTAAAAGAGATCGGTCGCATTTGGATGGAGTTTTTCAAAACATACTGCTCCGACAAGCGGGAAATCGTCATCGAGATGGGGGACGAGGTATCCGGCAGAGCGTTTACGGGTACGGACTACGCCATGTACGACTTTGACCTGCAGGTGGATGTCGGCGCTTCCTCCGAGTATTCTGCGGTGCTGGCACAGGCCACCTTGGACAAGATGCTTGACAGAGGGGATATAACCATCGACCAGTACATTGAGCTGTCCGACCCGAATGTAGCCCCGTTTAAGGAGAAGTTCAAGCGAATGCGGGAAACCCAGCCGCAAGCGGTGGGCATGCCTGGCGTTCCGGAGGAAGAAGTGAACGGCGTACAGAGCGTTTCCGGCATTGGCGGAGTTCCGCTGCCGGATGTGCCGAAGGCCCCGACCGTCATGGACAAGTTCACAGGAGGTGGCAACAATGCTGTGCCCAAACTGTAAAGCCGAAATGAGAATCACCGGCAAATACCTTACATTCACCGGGGATACCTCCCCAAACACAGAGACAAAAGCGTTTATCAAGCTGCAGCTGGAGTGCAAGAACCCCAAATGCACCAACAGGACACCGACCTATGTGACCAACCCCTTGGAGGGATAACCAATTTTAAGTGGCTGCTAAACGGAACAAACCGAACCTCGCCACAGAAAGGAATTTATGGACGAAGAAATCATGACTGCTGCTAATGAAGATATCGTTGAAGATATCGACTCCTCTCCCGCAGTAGAGGAAACCGAGCCTGTCGAGCAGGAAGAACCTGCAGTACAGGAAGAACCGACCGAGACACAGCGTGTGTCACGGAGAATCAAAGAAGCATCCCAAAAGAGCGTGGACGACTTTGTACGCAGCATGGGCCTGACCAATCATTATGACAATGACAGACCCATCACCACAAAGGCGGAGTATGAAGCCTTTGTTGCGATGCAGCGGCTGGACGAGGACGGCCAAACCGACCCCGTATCAGCTTACCGAAACCAATCCTTGGAAGCGGAGATTGCCCGCCTGCGGAGCAATGAGCGCATGAGAGAGCTGGAGGCTGACCCTGTAAGAGGGCAGACATTCACAAAGCTCAAAGACCAAGTGGTTGAATTGATGGACTACTGCACCCAGCAGGGGACGCCCTGCAGCGTGGATGCAGCGTTCAACACAATTTTGGCGAACAGCTATTTTGACCTCGCCAACGATGCTGCAAACAAGGCAAAGGAAGACACGCTCCGAAGAATCAACAACAACGCACAAGCATCTCCCGGAGCACTGACGGGCGAAAGCCCCGAAACCGAAGCCGACTACATGAAGATGTCGGACAAAGACTTTGAAAAGCTGTATCAAGCTGCACTCCGGGGGGAATTAAAAAATTAAGGAGTGTATAAAACTATGGCTACTACTACCCAGACTTACGGTAATCTTACCGCTGAACAGAAAACCTTTTATGATCGTACCCTGCTGTCCCGGCTGCTGCCCAATCTGACCTTCCTCAAGTACGGTCAGAAGCGCCCCATGCCGAAGAACGAGGGCGACACCATCAACTTCCGCCGCTTCAACTCCCTTGACGTCCCTGCGGCATCCCTGACCGAGGGCGTGACCCCTGACGGCGACAACCTGTCCATCACCGCTGTTACCGCTACCGTGGCGCAGGAGGGCAACTGGGTTCGCCTGTCTGACAAGATCAGCATGGTCGGCATCGATCCCGTCCTCACGGAGTCCGCTGCGCTGATGGGCGAGAACGCCGCCAAGACCCTTGAGACCCGCTGTGCGGATGTCATCTTCAAGGGCACTTCCCAGCAGTTTGCTGGCGGCGCTGCTTCCGCTGCCGCTATTGCCGCCGGTAAGGTGGTAAACAGCGAGGAGATCAAGAAAGCGGTGCGCACCCTGCGCAACAACAACGCCGAGCCCCTGGAGGGCGGCTATTACATCGGATTCTGCGATCCCAGTGTAGCATACGACCTGCAGAACGACAGCCTGTGGCAGGATATCTCCAAGTACAATGGTGCAGAGAACATCATGAAGGGCGAGATCGGTCGTATCCATGGTGTCCGTTTTATTCTGACCACCATGTGCCCCACCGATGCAACGACCGCTACTGCGGGTACCCTGCATAAGACCCTTATCGTAGGCAAGGACGCTTACGGCGTGGTCGATGTGAACGGCTCCTCCAAGCCCGAAATCATCATCAAGCCCACCGGCTCCGCCGGCACCGAGGACCCGCTTAATCAGCGTGGTTCCGTTGGCTGGAAAGCGATGGCGGTTACTGTCCGTCTGCAGGAGCTGGCGATGGTCTGCATCCAGTCCATGGCTTCTGCCTAACCAAATACAAGGGAGGGGGTAACACCCCTCCCTTCTTTTACAGAAAGGACTTAATATGGCTAACATCAAAAAGACTGACAACCCCGACATGATCGGAGAGATCGTAGAAAAAGCGACCGGCGAAGAACTCGCCAAGGGCAAGAAGGTACGCATCCGTCTGCCGAAGGACAAACTGAACAAAGAAGATGTCGTAGTGCCTGTGTGCATCAACGGCTATACCTATCAGATCAAGCGTGGCGAATGGGTAGATGTACCCGAAGAAGTCGCCAGGATTCTTGAAGAAGCAGGATACATGGGGTGATTGAATGAACAAGAACGATGCCATCAACGGTGCGCTGCGGTGGCTGGATGAAGCGACCGTAAACGGCGCAGCGGCAAGCAACGGCTTTATCGCCGACTACAAGGACAGAATGGAACACCTGCTGGACGGTGCTGTTGCGATGGTGGAGTCCCAATTCCCCATCATCAAATCCGTGAGCATCGTCCAGTCGCCCCCCAAATGCATGGAGGGGAGCTTCTTCCCCTGCAAGAGCTTTTATCCCGGCGAGGAGTATATCTTCTCCAATGCGGACGCAAAAGCATATTCACTTGAAATTACAGGCCATGCGAGGATGTCTGTTGATGGAGTCGCACAGACCATCGATGAGGACTCCTTCAAGCGGTTTTCGGGGTCGTTCAAGGGCAGCATCCGCATCACTTCCGAGTACCCCTTCTGGGTGCGGAATGCAGGGTATTATGATTACCCATCGAAAAACATTCCCGAACACACACCTTGGGACAGGTACGAGCTGCCGGAGCAGATGAACGGCCTCGTGAAGATCCTGTTCTCCGGCGATGGAGTGACCTTCCGTGACTTCTCCGATTATCGGAGGCTGGACGAATACCACATCGCCATCCCTTATCACTATCGTGGGCAGTTTGACATCCAGTACAAGCACAGACACACGACCCTTTCCGGCGCACCCGGCTCTGCGGAGATCGAAGTAGAGCCGAAGGCAGTACCTTTGGTTCCGCTGCGACTGGCGATTGACGCCACCAGCGGAATTGACGAGACGCTGCTCCTCAACCAGTACCTCACAGGAAGATTTGCCGAGCTGGTTGGAGCGATGACCGATGAAGATGTGGAGAAGCATCAGACCATCGAGACAGTATACATGATGTAAGGAGGGAGAGCATGAAATTTTCCTCCATGCGGTTTCCGAGCACCAAAGCGATGGGGACCGGCAGCGTAGTCATCAACGACTTTTACGGCTGCGACTTTTCAAGCGGTGCAACGAACATCGACCCACGCAGAAGCCCGAACTGCGAGAACATGATCCGTTCCTCTCCCGGTCGAGTCCGCAAGCGCTTGGGCTTTTACAAAACCAACGAATACGATGGCCGCATCAACGGCCATTACTCCCTTGACGGCGTTGACATCATCCATGCAGGGACGAAGCTGTACGCAGGTACAGAACTCATCTCCTCTGACATGAACGATGCCTTCTCGGTAGCGAAGAACTTCGACAAGGCGTTGTATCTGCTGGATGGGAAGCACTACTACAAGGTAACGCATGACGGAACCTTCAAGGTGGCAAATGTATCCGAAACGGCGTATGTGCCGAGGATCGTCATCAACAAGAACCCTGACGGCACAGGCGGAACAACTTATGAGGATATCAACCTCATGTCGGATAAGTGGACGGAATCTTTCTATGTAGGAGAGAAGACCGCAGCAGCAACAGTATTCCAACTTTCCCTCGAAAACCTGAATAACGAGCCTGTAACGGCAAAGATATTGCAAGCTGACGGTTCCTTCGTAGACAAGGTGGAGACTACCGACTTTACTGTAGACCGCACCAGCGGCACCGTGACATTCGTAGCCGCTCCGGGCAAATCCCCTTTGGCGGGCGCAGACAATGTGTACATCACCGCATCCAAAGACCGCAGCGAGAGCCGCAGCCGCATCACGAACTGTGATACCTGTATCGTCTACGGCGAGACCGGCACGAGACTGTTCGTAACAGGCGACCCGAACTTCAAGAACCGTGACTTCTGGTCGGCGCAGAACGATTTCTCGTACTTCTCCGACCTGGCCTACTCGATCTTGGGCGAGGACAGCGAGCGCATCGTAGGATACTCCATCGTGGGCGACAGGATCGCAGCGCACAAAAGCGGAACCACAGGCGCAGTCTATGTGCGTACAGGCTCTACCATAACCGACAAAGACGAGCTGGGCAACCCAATTGAGACCTTTGCCTTCAAGACAGGCAATGTCATCACAGGGCATGGAGCCATTGCAGCACACAGCTTTGTACCGACCGATAACGAGCCTTTGTTCCTTTCCTCGACAGGCATATTTGCCTTGACCGCATCCGATGTGACGGGCGAAAGATATGTGCAGAGCCGCAGCTTCTACATCAACCCGAAGCTATTGGCCGAGAACGACATTTTGAACGCATACGCTTGCCTACACAAAGACTTTTACTTCATCGCAGCAGGAAGTGGGGTGTATGTCCTCGACCTCTTACAGAAGCATTATGAGCAGGGAGAGCCATACTCCAATTATCAGTACGAGTGCTTCTATCTCACCGGAATTCCCGCAAGGGTAATATGGGACAGCAACGGCGACTTGTATTTCGGCACAGCGGATGGGAAGGTCTGCAAATTCAATACGGATGAGACCTCGACCGCATCCTACAACGATACCTTGGACGGGATGACCATGAAGCCTGTTATGTGCCAATGGGAGACTCCCGATATCGATGGAAAGACCTTCTATTCCAGCAAGCACTTCCGTTACCTTGCCTGCAGGCTGTCTGCGTTTGTTCGGACGAGCGTAAACGCTGCGGCGATGTGCAGCGGGAAGTGGATCGACATTCTTACGGATGCGAGGACGGCGAGATTCTTCTCGTGGGACGATATCGACTGGTCGAAGTGGACATGGAGTACGGATACGACCCCGAAGGTATTGGGCAGGAAGCTGGATATGCGAAACCTCGACAAGGTGCGCTTCCGCTTCTCCAATGCAAACGCAGAGCCTTTCGGCATCGAGAACATCGCAGTAGAGTACAGAGAAACGAAGAAGTACAGGGGGTAACCTATGTTTGAGAAAATCAAAGCATCCGATGGGAACGAGTATACCAAGGATGCGGTATTTACTGATAGCGCTGGGGAAAGAGTCGGTGTAATCGGTCAGGATACCACCCCGAACCTTTCTGCCAGCGAGATGCAATACTCGGTAGAAGCTGTTGTGCGTGAGGTGGTCATCCCTGCGTACAACAGCCTTGTGGATGCGCTCAACGCCCTGACCGCTGCCGCCAGCATGGGCGCAGAGGACATCAGCGGCGCAGCATCGACCGTACAGGAGGAGCTGGGAAAGCGGATCCTGACCGGCAATGTGAAGTACATCCGGCTCAACGGTGACAAGGTGCTTGAGACGAGTGAAGATGGCGTGGTATGGGAAGCGACCGGCTCCTCCGGCCATGTCATCGTTAAGCCTGACGGCACCATCGCTCCGCAGCGCAGCCGCATGAAATTCACAAACGGTGTTGTATCTGACGATGGCACGCAGACCATCATCACCAGTTTGAAGGGTGACAAGGGCGACCAGGGCCCGCAGGGCGTACAGGGCGAGAAAGGCGACAAGGGCGACATCGGCGCAACTGGCCCTGTCATCGTACCGAGCGTGGACGCAAACGGCATCATGTCCTTTACCATCCAAGACACCGCAATTGCTCCGCAGTCTGTCAGCGTGAGAGGCCCGCAGGGTCCGCAAGGCATACAGGGCGCACAGGGCGCACAGGGCGCAAGAGGCCCGCAGGGCTTGCAGGGCGTACAAGGCATCCAAGGCCCAAATGGTGAGAAGGGCGACCCCGGCGCTACTGGTGCGGAAGGGCCGAGGGGCGTGCAGGGCCCTGAAGGGCCTGTTGGGCCGCAAGGCCCCGTAGGCCCCGCAGGGAAAGACGGAACCAGCCTGTATATCGAGGACAGCTATCCGACCGTAGCGGCTCTCAAGAATGCAATCCCGAACGGAGATACCAAGATGTACTTTGTCCGTGAGAACGGCGAGTGCTACATCTGGAGCGAGACCGCAAACGATTGGGTGAGTGTCGGCGCATTGCAAGGCCCCATCGGTCCGCAAGGCCCGCAGGGTATTCAGGGACCGCAGGGGAAGGAAGGAGCGACAGGCCCGGCAGGGAGAGACGGCGCACAAGGCCCGCAGGGCATTCAGGGGCCACAGGGCGTAGTAGGCCCCGAAGGCCCGCAAGGCCCCGCTGGTGTTGCCGGTGCAGACGGCAAGTCCGCATACCAAACCGCAGTAGAAAGCGGGTACAGCGGTACGGAGACGGCATTCAATTCGTCCCTTGCTGCGGTTCCTTCCCATATTGCGGACAAGTCGAACCCTCACGGCGTGACCAAGGCGCAGGTTGACCTCGGCAATGTGGATAATGTAAAACAGGCTCCGTATACCCATGTGACCGATAAATCCAACCCTCACGGAGTTACAAAGGCACAGGTGGGTCTTGGGAGTGTCGATGACACATCGGACATGAACAAGCCTGTTTCCACCGCCCAGCAGACGGCAATCAATGCTTGCAAGGTCAAGCGAGCTTCGGTCACTTTGCCGACTGCATCTTGGAGCAACCTTTCGCAGACGGTTACCATCAGCGGCATCACCGCCAACAGCAAGGTAGATATCCAAATGGATGCAACCGCTATCGGCGTGCTTATTGATAGCGGCACATCTGCAATATGGATGGAGAACAACAACGGAACGATTACGGCCAAATGCATTGGCGATAAGCCGAACGCAGACATGACCGTACAGGTTACGATAACGGAGGTAACAGCATGAGCGTAATTTACGGTAACCCAATTATTACCAACGGGGGGGGGGTAAAACTCAACATAGACTATGGTGCAAATCCTCCCGCTGATACCACCAAACTCTGGGTGCCATTGGCAACAAAGCCTGATGCTGTTGAGTGTAGTCCGATTTTGCAAATTGGTAGCGAATATATGACAACCGCAGTTCAAACGAGACCTTCAACTCCTGCTATCACAAGCCCTTCGTCTGTATACCACAGTGGTAAAATCTATGTGCCTGCGCCGGACTCGAAAATGCAAATCTACGACACTGCAACTAATGCTTGGGAAACGATTACCTGTCCTATTGTATGTGATGGAGGGGATACGAACAATTATAGTATAAACGCCTTGGTTGCAAGGGGTGCGGCGGTTATTGACAACAAAATTTACTACTGGGGGCACGCTCGTGGGCAGGGCACTTCAGTGTTTTCTCTATGTTATTTTGATATAGCAAGTAGGGCTTACCACTATAATCAATCGGTAAGTTTTGGGGATAACAGTGCCAATTCAGGTCAAACTATCATCGGACACGGGACAATAATTTATTCCATGGGATACGCCAATTCTGGTAATTGTTGGCCTGATGTAAGGTATTTTGACGTATCCAAAAACAAAACAGGCAAGTTTGCTGATATGCCACAAGGAATGATTAACTTTGGCGTGTGCAGTATTGGCAATGCAATCTATGTTGTTGGTGGTTATTGGGGCAGTTATAGTAACACAAAGAGTAATGCTATTTATCGTTATGATATAACCTCGAATTCATGGACTCACGATGGAACGCTTCCTCAAGTGATGTATGACACAAATGCAGTTGCTTTTGGTCAGTATATCTACATCTTCGGTGGTAGAAACGTTTCTGGAACAGTGTTTAATACCATCTATCGCTATGATACTGTGAGTAAGCAAGTCATTACTCTTGATGCTGTTAGACCAAAATCGGGAAAATATTGTATTACGTGGCTATATGGGTATAATATTTTTCTAACTGGTTCAATTGGTTTTAGCGATAGCCTTGATATTGACCGATTTACGGTCAGCACTCCCCTCACCAGCAACCACCTGTTCCTGCAAGAGGACTATGGTTACGATGGCTTGTGGACAGCACTTAAATCCAAAGATACTGACTTTAAGGTTAAGGTGATCAACGCCTACCTTGGGGACAACAACAACATAGCACAATTAACAAACGCATATCTCTACGACAGCAAAGACCTTAAGTGGAAATCGCTTACTGGTGAAAGCTATGTAGCGGATATGCAGAACGCACTAAATATATTAGGGGTGAACTAAATACTCACCCCGGAAAGGGTGAATATGAGTATTTTAGGAAATCCTATTACGTTGGGTGGCGGTGGAGCTGATTTGAACATAGACTTCGGCTCTACCCCTCCGACAGATACAAGTAAGCTGTGGGTTCCACTGGCGAAGAAGCCGGATAGGGTTATATGCAGCGCAAAAGACCTAACATACGGTTTTGAGTTTGAAAACCTCAATATTTCTGTTCCGTCTACTGGAAATGTTGGTGCGCTTCTTGCGTGGAGGAAAAGCACGAATACGCTGTATCTCTCTGGTGGTTCAAGTAGCACAACCACCGACAATTATCCATCAGGAAAAGCGTTTAAGATAAACTTAAATTCTAAACAGGTTACTAACCCATCGGCATTTACCAGCGTGTACCCACAATGTGGAATGTGTATTGTTGGTAACAAGTTATATTCTTATGGTGGCGTGTCTGGAACGTGGTACAATCAAAGTTTTGCTTTATGCTATGACCTTGATACAGAAACTCTTGTAAAGAATCTCGGAACTGTTGGAAGAGGTTCGTTCGTTTCCATAGTAATCGGAACAGACGTATACTCTGTACGCACTGATTGTTCATCGCCAATCGACGATGGAGATTTGTACAAAACAGATACTGTTGCAAACACCGTGGTAAACGTTGGGAAAATAAACGGTTTCACCGGACAGGTGTTTGCTGCACAAGGTGCCATAAATAATAAGATGTATATCTTTGGCGGTTCTACTTCTTTAAGCAATGTATCTGGTTCAACAGCAAACAATTGGTTTTCGATTGTTGACCCGATTGAAAGAATGAGAACACAGGTCAGTATTGGAAAAACAATAGGTGCGACTTCTGGCGTTGTGTTTGACAAAAAGATGTATTATCTTCTATCCGATGGCTATTTACATTCTTACGATTTTGATACAAAAACTGATACAAGTGTGTTTGATGTCAGATCCCAAATCGGAAGTTTTACAAACTATTTTTATACAATGCCGATGTGTGCTGTTGACGATGGCTTTATCTTTGTTGGGTGTGATGGTAATTCAAGCAATGTATATAAGCTAACTCTTAACTTCCATTTGCCCAAGAATACACTTGCTTTGTATTATTCCGATGCAAGACCGGGTATCGATATTGTGAATGATAAAAGCGCACAGATAAACATTGCCATAAATAATGCGTTTATAGGAAATGATGCTGGTATTGCCGAAGCGGTAAATGCTTATTATTACGACACAGCTACTGGTGGTTGGAAATCTCTTGACGGCACGAACTATACACGAGATGTGCTCAATGCTCTTAACATTATGGGGGTGAACTAAATGGGCTATTACACTGAAAAAGCAAAAGAAGTAAAAGCAAAGCAGGAAGCCGAAGTGAACGAACTGCTCCAGCTTATCGCTGATGCAGTTGAAGAAAAATACCAAGAAGATATGGAGGTCATCAACAATGTATAAGATGATGAAAAAGCTGATTGAGAAGAAGTTTTACAAGACCGCTGACGAAGCGCAGAACAAACTGGATGTATTCTTTGCGTGTAATCGTCTGACCGATGATGAGTACAGCGAGTTGACCTTGCTGGTGGAGACCGTGTATACGGGGGTATAAGCCTATGGAGCCGAGCGTAATTGTGGCAATAGTCACAGGCATTGCATCGGTCGCAGCTGTGGTCATCACCAATAACAAAAGCAACATGGAGCGTGACCACAAAGCGGATATCGAGCGAGCCGTGACCAATGAAAAGCTGGACGAGCTGACAAGAGAGGTAAGACGGCACAACGGCTTTGCGGAAAGAATACCTATCTTGGAGGAACAAACCAAATCCCTCAACAAAAGAGTAACCAACCTTGAGCAGAAGAAAGGAGCATAACAATGAATGATTTTGTAACTTGGGCATCCCTCGGTACTTACGCAGGTGCAGTCATGATGGTCACCATCATCACCCAGTTTTTGAAGCAGACCCCTCTGCGAAACATCAACACTAACCTCTTGGCCTATATCGTTTCCGTACTTATCCTCGTCGGCGCAGAAGCGTTTACCGGCACCGAGCTGACGGTGCAGGGCGTAATCCTGTGCCTGCTCAATGCGGTTATCGTGGCGCTGGCTGCCGGTGGCACTTATGATGCTGCTACGACCGGCATGGTGAAAAAGGCCAAAGAGGAGGAATTCCCTCTTGAGGAGGTGGTGAAAGATGCCTAAAGTGTATCTTTCCCCCGAACGCAGACCGGCTCCCCATGCTCCGTACTACGGCTTCCCCGGCGTGTACGAGCATGATGTGTGTGTAGAGATCGGCGCTTATTGCGCCGAGGCTCTCACCCGCTGCGGGTTTGATGTGATGGTCGCATCACCCAACAAGACGATGCAGGAGCGAGTAGCCGAAAGCATCGCTTGGAAATCCAACCTCCATATGCCCATCCATACCAATGCAAGCACGGCCACCTTGAAAGAAGGGACTGCACAGGGACCGACTGTCCTGCGCTACGGCAGAGCCGGAGGCATCAGCGACCGGGCCTGTCAGATGGTCTACCGCAGACTGATGGAAATTTACCCCCGGAACACCCACCGAGGGGTCTATCAGAAGGACGAGTTTTACGAGATCGGCAGAACTCCCATGCTGTCCATCTATCCCGAAATCGCATTCCATGACAACGGACAGGATGCCATTTGGATTGTGCAAAACAAAAAGCGCATTGCCGAGGCACTTTGCAAGGGCGTATGCGACTGGTTCGGCGTGACCTACAAAGAGGAAGAAAAGCCGCAGACCGACTGTGACAAACTTCTGGCCGAGCTGGAAGAAATCAAAGAGAAGTACAGAACCGAACACGCATCCGCACAGGCATTGCGTGGTAGAATTTTAGCCGCCATCGAACAGTACGATACGGCGGCGAAGGAGGGGTAATATGGCGAATAGAAGCAACATGAACATGGTGAATGACGGTGGAAGCAAGCCCAACCCCCGTGTTGGTGAAGGTGTATCGAATTCTATTCGGGCGCACGGGGCAGGAACCGTACTCGGATTGTCTGGGAAAGACCTGGCGAATTCCTGGCGAAACGACAGCTCTCGGCTCAACCTCCTTGAAACCGCAGCAGGGTCTCTCGGAAGAACGACCGAGACCCCGTATTCCTACCAAGACGCAAGCGAACGGAACAGCTACCTCGCTTCGCTGAAAGCCCAGCTCGATGCACAGACCGCTGCCTATGACCAGCTCCTTGCATACAACCAGCAGATGTATGAGGCCCAGCAGAAACAGGCGGCCCAGCAGCGGGAGGACAATGCACGCAGGGCGTACATTGCCAAAGAGATGGCGCTAAAGAACCTCCCCGGGCAGCTGGCCCGTGAGGGCATCAACGGCGGCCTTGCAGAAACATCCTATGTCAAGCTGAACAACCGCTACAACCGCAGCCTTGCCGAAGGTGACAGCGACTACTCCGATGCTGTGAGCCGTGCCTACCTCGATATGCTGAATGCGAACCGTGAGCCGCAGACCGGCAAGATGAACGCACAGGCCAGTTACTCCGCAGGGGTTGCAAAAGCCCCCGGCGTTAAGACTATAACCGGCACAAAGGTAACCGACACGGGCGACATTAGGGCATTTGCACAGGCAATGGCAAAACTCGGATACACGAGTGAGCAGGCAGCCGACATTTGGAACCGCCGCTATGGATAAGGAGGGCAAAATGGGGAAGGTAACAGCCGAAGAAATGCAGGGCCTAATGTACGGAAACTCCAACAATACCGCACGCAGCGATGGCAGCTCCCCGAAAAAGGTTTCCGCAAGCGACATGGAAAACTTAATGGCCCCATACCGCTCGCAGGAGATTAAGCATACTGTTCTTTCTCCCGGCACGCAGCCTGCACAGGCTGCGCCTGCCGGGGCTTCTTCTCGTAAGCAGAGCGAAACCATGAAACAGAATGTCGATACGCTGAAGAAGCAGCGTGACGATGCCCTTATCAAGGCCGGGGCATACCATCGTGCCGGGATGAAGCAGGAGGAAGCAGAGCAGCTCGGCATTGCAAGCCGTATCTACACCGACTCCGTCAATGCGGAAACCAAGTATAAGACACAGAAGAACATCGAAGCGACCGAGGACTACGACCCAAGCAAAAACAAGTTTAAGGCCGGTACTGCTACATTGGCCTCGTTGCAGGACTTTGGCCAGTCGTTCATGCAGGGCGCAGGGGTTCTCTCTCACTACCTGGGCGATGGCGAAGCGGCATATCGGCAAGCCGCAACCAGCGCAAAGAACCTTATGGACAAGGGCGTTTCCCCGAAGGAGGCGCTTGAGGCTTCCGGGGTGGTCAAGAAAGACGCTGCGCCGATAACAGATTACAAGACTGTTGCCGAGCTGAAGCGGGAAAAGGACAGGGCGAGTGTAGGCACTCTCGAAGGTCTCGGCCTTGATACTGCCGGAACGCTTGCAGGCATGGCGATCCCTGCGGCTGTGACCGCAATTACCAAATCACCAGCGGCAGGTCTTTTGCTGATGTCGGTATCCTCCCTCGGCCACAAGTATGCAGACGCATACGAGAAGTACGGCAACGGCGATCTCGCATTTGCACTCGGTCTTGGCGCAGGAGCCGCAACATACACCACAGAGCAGATCGGCGGTGTGTTCGGAAGACTCGGCGGCACAAAGCTGGGGCAAGCCGCAACCAAAAAGCTGATGTCCGAAGCCCCCGGTATTTATGCATTGGCTACTTCTACCGGCGGCGAATTGCTGCGCGTCCCCCTTGAGGAAGGCTTGGAGGAAGGTGCCGAAGATGTCGTTAACTATGCCATCGAGAAAGCGCTCACGGGCGAAAGTGACGAGATGGACAACATCTGGTACGATATGCTCCTCGGCGCTCTCGCAGGCGGTGTTTTGGGCGGTGCAAACGCAGCGACACGAGCCGTCAACTATAACCGCTTGGGCAAGACCCTTAAGAAATCCCCCGCTGCAGTCCAGCAGCAGATAGAGGAAGGCTTGGGCAAGGGTGAAGGCACAGCCCCTGCCATCTATGCAGCGGAAGCGCAGAAGAAGCCCACCCCCCAGATGCTCGGCAGACTTTTCGAAGCAAACCAGTCCTTCGATGCGGAAAGCGGCCTCTCCAAAATCCAAGGGGATATCACACAGCTTTCCATTCGAGAGCTGAAGGCGATGATGAACAACGCCAACGCCATCGTCCAAGCTGCGGAAACATTGGGGGTAAAACCCACTCCCGAATCGGTTATGGCCGAGGTTTTCAGTAAGCAGGAGGAATCTGCTGTTAAAACAGCGCAGGATAGCGTAGGGCAAGCTTTCGTGCAGATGGTAGATAATCCTGCCAATACAGGTGAAGTCGCCTACAACAGCGCAATTCAAGGCGCTCCTGCAAACCAAAGCGTAGCGCAGAAGGTTTACAACGACCCTGCTGCGAGAGAGTCCTTTGCGAAGCTGGCAGGGATCGAGTACACAGGAAACCCTGCTGCGGATGTTGCTGCCATCGAGGTAACGACCAAGAAGCTGGGCGAGACCGGCAGACAGGTCGTATCCGAAGCGGAGTACACGGAGCGCATGACCGAAGCGGCAGAAAGGGCGACTGCCGAACTAGAAGCCAAAGCGGAAGCGGAAGCCGATGTACTTGAGCAGGAAAGCCGTGAACGCTGGCTTTCCGTTGAGCAAAACACCATTACCGATGTAGACGGCAAGCGCCGTATCAAGGAGATCACCAATACCGATGTGCGCGGCAATACCGAGATCGGCTATAAGAAAGCTGAAATTCTCGGCAGTAAAAAGAAAGCTGTTGCCGAGGTGAACAATGCAGCGAAATACCTTGGCAAGACTATCGTGTGGTTTGAGGGCGCGGTGCAGGTCAATGGGCAGTACCGACTGACCAATGGCTATCGCGCACCGGATGGCACCATTTATGTCAACATCAATTCCCGCGATCCGCTGATGGTTACTTTCGGGCATGAGATGTTTCACGACCTTGTAGCTGATAGCAAGTATTCCGGGATGATTGATACGCTGGTAGAGAACCCCGACTATGCCGATATGGTAAAGGGCATGATGAATGCCAAAACCGAACTGTACGAGCGCAATGGAATTGAGCTTGACCCGGATGCAGCTGCGGAGGAAGTCGCTGCCGATATCAGCGGTGATCTTTTGGGCAGCCGGGATATGCTGGAGTACATAGGCGCAAGAAATACGGAAGCGGCCACCGGCATTAAAGGTTTTTTGAACCGTATCCTCAAAAAGCTAAAAGGAAAGCCCTCTGCGCAGGAAGCCTACAACAGGCTGTCCGAATCGCAGAAGGCTTTGCTTGATGGGATGGAGGGGAGAACGGAGGCGGAAGAAGCGGGGAAGATATCTTATTCGCTGATGAAGGAGGCGGTGGAGAAAAACAACCGCCCGTTTGCGGAACAGTTTGCCGACTACAAAGCCGGCCGGTTTAAGCGTGGAGACTTGTTTTATCTCAATGACACATCGGAATATCTGCAGGCAGCCGGCATGAAGAAAGAGCCTATTGTAATGATGCAGGCTGTAGTAGAAAAGGCCCAAAGGAAGTCTACGATTGACACCCATGGGCACAGCCTTTCCGATAATGTTTTGCTGAAACTTCCGGAAATGCTGGACAAGCCGGTGCTTCTGTTGAAATCGGGCACTGTCCCCAATGCAGCAGTCATCGTTACCTCTACAGCGGATTCCGATGGAAACCCTGTTGTTGTGGCGCTTCACTTGAGCCGGAGCAATGGCTTTGATATTGTAACAAGAGTGGCAAGTCTGTATGGAAAAGAAAACAGCAGGGACTTTCTTGCAGATCAAATGCTCCGGGGAAATTTGCTTGGCTACAGCAAAAAAGAAGCCAACCGGCTGCTTCATCGAATCGGGCTCCAATTGCCCGAGCGGAACACAGCGGTTGACTTCGACACCATCAATGTACCACAAGACACTGATGTTGTCAATACCCATTCTATGCAAACCGGTGCAAAAAATGCACAGGAAAAGCTTTCCCTTATGGAAATGCCGACGACCGACAGCACCGGCAGAGAGCTTTCTGCGGGGCAGCGGGAGTATTTCTTCGGCTCCAAAGTCGTTGACGCAGAGGGCAGGTTGAAACCTGTATATCATGGCAGTCCGGCGGTGTTTACCGAGTTTTCCCCCGATTTCATGTCCCAGCATGGCAGCTCCGAGGGGCAAGGTTTCTATTTCACTGACTACAAGCCGGTGGCAGAGGGCTACCAAAAGGACGGCGGACAACTCCTTGAGGGGTATCTTGATATCAAAAAGCCGTTGAGCGATAGCGAGATTACGCTGACAAGGGCAGAAGTAAAAAAACTTTTACAGGCTGTTGACCCGACCGGTGATGAAGTGCTTGTGAATTACGACCCTGCCGGCGGTATTGGGTACCCTTCAAAAGCATGGTATAACCGTGCGCTGGATGCTACCGTAAAGGCAGCTATGGAATATAGCGATAGTGATAGCGAAATCCTTGCGGAGATTGCAAACGGCGGAGCAGGTTCCGGAACCGTTCTTGAAGCGGCTCGAAACACGCTTGGTTATGACGGATACATTGTAGAGGGCAAATATGATAATGCCAACGTGTATGTGGCGTTTGGCAGTAGTCAATTTAAGAACATTGACAATACCGCTCCGACAGAAAGCAAAGACATCCGCTACTCCCTCATGGAAGATGCCCAGTACATGGCCGACATCGACAGGGTTGTTTCCGAAGCAACCGAGAAAGCAAACGATGAGCTGAAGGCTGCACAAGCCGAGGTGAAGAACATCCGTCAGCAGCTTGCTGACTATCGCCAGCAGGCAACTGCGGAAGCGAAGATGAATGACCGCTGGCGTGATGCAGAGACGAAACTCATCACCGAAATAGCAGCGGCTAAAGAGCGAGAGAAGGCAGCAAAGGCCCGTGCAGAATTCATGGCGAAATATGATGCACTTGCCAAGCAATACCGTGCCGACCTCCGTGCGAACAATCGGCAGATGCGGGACAAGTACAACGAAAAGCTGTCCGAAGCAAAGGACGAATTCAACCGGCGGAGGACGCAGGACCGCATTGACCGAGTGGTGCGGGAGGATCGGGCAAAGAGCAAAGCCAGATTGAGGACGGCGGAACAGAAATCCACCACTACGGAAGATGTTGCCAAGGTTCTGACCGAAATGCCGAAGAAGGACAAGGAAACCTTTAAGGCGCAAGTCGCCAAAGACTGGCGCACCATTAAGCGCCAGTTAGTCAATACCAAGGATGAGCTGGAGCGATTCGGGAATGAAGTCGGCGACAGCAGAATCATGTATGCAGCGAACAATGTCGGGCAGGCATCTGCGGCGGCGCAGTATTCCATTGGCGGCGCAGGGCAGTATGACCTTAACGGCAAGAAGATCGGCGATAAGAACCTCATGCAGGTATTTGAACCGGCGAAAAAGGCTGGCTTGACCGATGAGTTTTACACCTACCTGCTGCACGAGCACAATGTAGACCGCATGAGTGTACGCGAAAAGGCGCAGCGGCAGCTTGCAGAACTTCGGGCGAAACTGAACAGGGAAGTCAACGGCTTTGCGGAAATGACAGATGAGAACATTTCCACAGCCGCAGGCAAGGATACTGCCCTTACAAAAGCCTACACCGAGGCACAGATTGCCGCCGCCAAGCAATATAAGCGGTTCCAGGCATGGGCTGAAAAGCAATTCGACAAGCCTGTGTTCGGCAGCAGCGTGACCGCAGACGATAGCCGTGCCGCCGCAGCTGACCTGCTGGATGCACACCCTGAATTTGAAAAGTGGGCAAAGGATGTGTATGCCTACCTTGACGGATTGATGGAGGTGCGAAAGCAGGGAGGACTCGTGAGCGCCGATATGGCACAGTACATGAAGGAACTGTATCCGCACTATGTTCCCACCTACCGCGATATGCCCAGCACCTCCGGCGGCTACTCCAACCCCAACATCGTTGCGGTGAACAGCACCATCAAGTCCGCAAAAGGTGGCAACCAGGATATCATGCCGCTGATCGACAGTATTGCCAGGCAGACCTTGCAGACCTTCTCCGCAGCCAAAAAGAACATTCTGGGCAATATGCTGTATGAAGATGCAATGGATACTACCCGTGATATCTCGGAATACATTCAGAGTGTTACAGAGGAAGGCGATCTCGTTGACCTTGATGCGGATTCCGCAGAGAACCTCAAGAACACGCTGCGCATTTGGGTGGATGGCAAACCGGTTACTCTGCACATGAGTGAAGCAATGGCCGATGGGTTTAGACCCATTGAGCAATCCAATTCCTTTGGAATGAAAGCATTGCGCTCCATCAACAGCACATTCAAGAAGCTGGTCACGCAATGGAACCCTGTATTCATCGTGCGAAATTTTGTCCGTGATGCACAGTCTGCATTGTACTTTACCCATTACAGCAATGCCACATTCATTAAGAACTACGGCAAGGCCGTAAAGGAAATCGCAACGAACGGGAAGTATTGGCAGCTCTATCAGGCGATGGGCGGAAAAGGAACTACCTATTATGACCCAAAGTCGGGGCTTTCCGACCGCTACCATTTCAAAAACGGTGCAGTCGATAAAGTGGCTGGTGGGTTGAATAGAGTAATCGACATCCTCTCCTTTGCCAATGAAGCGGTCGAGCAGTACCCCCGACTTGCTGAATTTATCAGCACGATGGAGGACACAGGCGATGTGCAGCAGGCGCTCTATAATGCAGCAGACATCACAACGAACTTCGGGCGTGGCGGCTTCGCTGCCCGCAAGCTGAACGCTTCCCTTGTGCCTTTCTTCAACCCCGGTATGCAGGGCCTTTCCAAGAACATTCGCAATGTCATTGACCGGCGCGGCTGGAAAGAGATTGGACAACTGATCTCACGCTTGCTTATCAACGGCGTGGCACCCGGTATCATTATGGGTCTGCTTTATGACGGGCTGAAAGAGGACGATGACTACAAGGAGCTTTCCAACTACATCAAGGACAGCAACATCCTCATCAAAATCGGCGACAATAAGTTTATCAAGGTTCCGATGGGCCGTGAACCTTCCGTTATTACGGCGTTCACCAATCGGATGTGGCGCTGGCTGAAAGGGGAACCTGCAAGCAGCGCGTTTGCCGGTTATCCGTCTTTCGCTATCGAACAGCTTGCCCCGAACAACCCGCGGACCAATAACATCTTTGCAGGGTTTGATGCGATGAGGACCAACAAGAACTGGTACGGCGGCGACATCGTATCCAGTTACATGGAGGAAAAACCGGATTATCTGCAGTACGATGAAAGCACCGATGCGTTCTCCATTTGGCTCGGTGAGATTACACGACACGGGAAGAACGGCATCGAAGGGCTTTCTCCGAAGAAGGTCAATTACCTGATCGACCAGTATTCCGGCTTTATTGGCGACTGGTTGCTTCCGGCGCTTTCCAAGAAAGCTGATGTCCCTGCGGTGGTAAAGGCGTTTGTCGTTGATAGCGTCCGGCAGAACCGGCTCGGCAGCGACTTCTATGATGCGCTGGACGAAGCCAAGCAGGTAAAGGAGACCGAGTTTGCGACAGCAGCCGATGATGCAACCTACTCCTACCTGTATAAGCAGAGCAAGGCTGCATCCGAAATCACGAAGCAGCTCAAGGAAATCTACAACAGCGGCGAAAAGACCCGCAAGGAGAAGATGAGCGAGGCTCGTGACCTGCTGGAGCTGCGTAACGAGATTTATAGAAAAGCCCTGTTGACCGTTGGCACCTACGAGGAAACCGCAAAGAGCATCGGAAGTGCAGACAGCGATGTTGTTAAGCGCGAAGCAAACCGCAAGGCGTTCGGTGCAGAGTACGCACTAAAGACATACAACAAGGATGTCGGAGAAAAGGCAGCCGAGTATGTCGCACAGGGCGTTACCTACGACCAATACTACGCCGCATACTTCGCAGCCCGTGGGATCACAGGCGACAAAGACGGCGATGGGAAGACAATCCAACTGTCCTCCAGCCGCAAAAAGAAGGCCGCTATCGATAAGGCCGTTCCAGGCGCAAGCACAAAGCAAAAGCACCTTTTGTACGAGGCACTCGAAGTGTCAGAGAAGGTGTGGTAAAGAGATACCCCCTCCAGTTACGGAGGGGGTATTTTACTGTGCCATTACTGTGCCACATATACGCAAAAATACCGCAAGAAACAGCAAGATTTGCAAATAATAAAAATGCTGAAAACCCGCATGAATAAAGGAAAAACCAGCATTTCTGCTGGTTTGTGATATGGTGGACCCGAAGGGATTCGAACC